CTTTTCCTACTTGAATTTTGTCGATTCAAACCGTTTACAGTGTTACCCCATACGCAAGTTCATTGATAATGAACGAGCTTGTGATCTTACATTTGCATGGTCGCTTGCTGAGCAAATTAACCAAACAGTTACTCAGTATTGTGATTTTTCAAATTTAAAAGATAGATTCATTTCAGCAGCAACTTTGCTCAAGTGTCTCAATGAGACTGGATATAGTATGTTGCTGGATGTTTTCTTGTGGTATGTTTTCACTACAGACGGATTTGCTTTGCCAAAATTGACTCCTCTCCGTTTTTCAGAGGATAGGAGTTTAGGTTGCATAGTTGTCGCTGGTTTTATGCGGAACGATGTGTTTACATTTCGATCGGAAATGTCAACTTTGAGGTCATTCATTCACGATGAATATCTTTGTGTTGGCTGTGGACTAGTCAAGAAAGATGTCTCTGATGATAATTTTTGTGCATCATGTTCAAGAAATGTTGTTGCAAGATTGCAATCAGGGAAAAACGTGACCTTTGCTCTCAAATGGAGAGTCGCTCAAGAAGACTTTTCATGCACTACCAACAAGGTTGGTAATGCTTGTGTTGTGGTTTTATCTTTGTGTGAAGACACTACTGTTGTGTGCCGCAATTTTAAAGATCCAATGCAAGTAGGCTCCAAGTCTTCTTCTTCTACCACCCCCCACATCAAGCGATTTGTGTCAGGTGGTTTGTTGGAGAACACAGGGAGTTGTGCTTCAAAATTTGAAGAACAAACGGAAGAGAACGGAGTGCTCTCATCTGACTCCGAGCAGGAAATTGAGGAGAGTGATTCCAATACTCCACCAAACGTGGAGTTGGAAGGCGTCAATCATGAAGATCGACGAGATGATGATGAGTCTCAGGGAGACATCACATCCGGAGCTCTGGATGATCCGCCAGCCTCTTCAAAACCCTTTCTGGATCGGGACGATCTCCTTTCAGATGCTATTAGTTCGTTAGATGAACAAGTTGCAGAAGATTTGACCATGTGGATGAACCCAACAAAGCGAGAAGAGGCATGGGCCACAGTGAAAAAAGTTGTTCGAAAAATTTTCATTGGCCCGTGGTGGTTGTGTGTCGCATTGTATGAGTACATGCGATTTTCAACAGTCACTCCAATAGAGGAAGTACTGGGTGTTCTTATACCAGTTATCCTCTTTTGGGCTCCTGTTCTTTTGCTTTTATGGGCTATCGTCCAAGCGGCGTACGTTTCTGTCCAACGTTTTAGAAATAGAACAGTTGAACATAAGTGTTATGCCGAGTCCCTTACCTTAGAAAGTGTTGCAGCGGACACTATTCGCACAGTTCCTGCGATTAGTGATTCGCTTGCTTTCAGTTTTTTCAAAAGTCCTGGAAGTTTAGTAACCGGTCTGACGGCGGGCGTGTCATGTATATTAGCCGTTAGCGCTTATGTGTGCAAGACTGGTGCACCTAAACTCCCCTCAGTTGATCGATCGTTTCTTTTAGATTTTCTGAGTGATCATTGGTCTCAAATCGATCAAGTGACGCGGATCGCTTTTGCAGACCAAGCCCGGAATGGTTCTTTTTCCCCTCTTTGGTGTGAAGGTTTGTGTTATCCCTGTTCGGTATTGTGTTCTGACACATCGAAACAGTGGATTGTGAATCACTATCCGGTTTTTGCCCATCATGCGGACCAGCTCGTTAGTGGTCCTAACATTGTTTTTGGGCAATTGCCAGCAATTGCTTGTGAATGTCGGAGTAAAATCCGTATTTCTCAATACAAGCAAAAATCTTTACACACGGATGTTTTCGAACGTATGAATGCGTTAGATGCATCATGCTCTCGTGGAGTTATTGGTGAGTGGGCTGCTCAACCAACCTTCACAACTGTTCTTGCAGCACCTCCAAATTTTAAAGTGTTATACAAGCGCACTCGAGAATCAGTAATCCAGTTGTGGACACTTGGTTTCATCGCTGCGTTGATCACTGGAGTTTTCTTTCTAGTGGTCACAGTTGTATTGATATTTTATGGTCATGTTTTGGAAGGTGAAGAACATCGAAAACAAAAGAAACGGTTGATGTTGCAACAACCTAAACAACAACTTGAGATTGAGAGTGTAGTGACACCTCAGCCTGCTCAAAATAAGCCTCAGGTTACTCCAGATCAGGAGCGACCTGTTCCACACTTTGGGATGAGTGCTTTACTTCGTAGAGTCCAAGAGTTGGACTCCGATTTATTGCCCTTTATTCCTGAGGGCTCTGGTGATACCCGCCACAAGAAGGGTGGAGCTGAAAGAGCTAGGAGGTCAGGTAAAAGAATTTACCACAATCTTGTAGATGATGCTCCAGTTTTTAGACAAAAACTAAATCGGATCACTGCACGAGCTGTGGCAAGTGCCTTGGAGGAGGCCGAAGATCTTTACATCAGGCTCAAAGCTGATGAAAGAGAAAATGGCGTGGACGTTGATAGCGTTCTCCTTCATGACACCGCTGATGCCTTGCTGGCCTATGTGGAGCAATTCCGCTCTTTTTATGATTATATAGGTAAAAGAGATGGAGTTGCAGCTGGAACTCTTAATGTTTCCGCAATTGGAGAGATGATGAACCATGGTTTGATCTCAAATACTCACAAAGATTTCTTCCAAGCGGTTGCAGAAAAATTGGGGACGACACCCCAAATTCTAGCATCCACTATGATGAAGATTAATGCTCTAGCTGAGATTGAAGAGAAGCAGGAACAACAGGAATTAGCAGCCTCAAAAGCTGAAGTTATTCCTACCCCTGTTATCCCACATAGAGATGTGGAACAACCAAAGTCTGTTGTCGCTCCACAGAAGAAACAAAAGACCCAAAAGGCTCCTGCCGTTGTTCGAAAGAACGGCATGTCCGAACAAGAGGAACGATTTGCACAGTATCTCGCTCGTGAGAATCCTGATGCAAAACCTCTTGGTTTGAAGTTTTTACGTGCAGCTCTGGCACGGCACCTCAAAAACAATCCAATGTTTATGTCTGAGTCTACTAACTCAGATGCCGATTCAATAACAAATGAAGATTTGCTTGATTTGGCACTTTTTGACAAGCATAAGAATCCGGAACAAGTTTTTGTAGGGTGTAAAGGAGGGATTAGATTTGTGGTGAGAGTTTTTAGGAAGGAACTTGATGGTTTTACAGAAGAAGCAGTGTCAAAGCATGCTATTTTACGACGGGCTCAGAAGCTCGCTAAAACTAGACAAAGTCCTCCTCAAACTGTTCACCCACCAAAGTATTCAAAACAAGAAAGTGGGCCAAAGGCGATCAAGCCACGGGCCCCACAAAAAACCGTTAAATCCGAGTTCATTTGGACTAACGAAAATGCACACACTCCTTCAGGGGCCACCAAGATGGTAACTTTTGCGAAAGTTGCCAGTCGTGATGGTATCATTGTGAAGGAGGGGTGTAATGCTGCAAACCCAGTGGTGGACCTCAGAAGTGTGGACACTACTTGGGCTATTCGGCACGCAAGTGACTCTCATTGGGTTGGTTGTGGGTTCTTTCACAACACAAACCATTTTGTGACAGCAAAGCATGTGGTGCTTGCTGCGTCTCTTCAAAGGAAATCTCCTCACACTACCGTTAAGATTCGATCTGTTTCTGGGGCAATTGATTTGATGATCAATGTGATTGACATCATCTTGCACCCACATCTCGACTTGGCGGTTTTGCGAGTGAAGGCTCTTCCTGAAGGGGTTCGTCCTTGTGGAGTTTCTAGTGTGAAACTTTCTTCAACACCAATACATGGTGTGGTCTATGGTATAGATGGACCTAAACAACTTTTTAATCAACAAGGCTCAGGAAAACTATGGTCGAACGATGGAACGTTGGTAGACTCAGAATGTCCCACTGCAAAGAAGGGTGGGTTTTCTGGTGCTCCGTATCTTGTAGAGAATAAGTTTGTAGGAATTCATCTTGGAATGTGTAAGGACACTACCGAAGATAATTCCCCAACTGCTTCTCCCGTTCACAATGGTGGCCTCACATCACAAGTGATTGAGGCTTGGCTCAGCTCTTTTACAAAAAACTTCAAGCCCTCCCAGTAAGCGATTGGCCGCTAACTGAGGAGGGTCTTTTGGATTGGTTTAGTATGGTTAAAATGGAGCCATACACAAACCAACAGGAGAAATTTTCGATCCATCCATTATCCGTCGTATCATCCACCATTTCCTTAGGTACTATGCAGAAAGTGGGGTATCTGCCAATAGATGTTCCGTTTTTTGAAAGTAAGCATTCCAAGAAAGAGTGTCATTCCTTTTTTGGTTCGCAACTAAGGCAATCAGGGGTTGAATATGATCGGGAAAAATTTGCGAGAGCCTGTACCTCGCATATCGCCGCAAATAAAGGCGTTTCTAAGTATGGGGATGATTGTTCGCTCAACATTGGTGATTTCAACATCCAGGAGCAGCTCAATGATGTGCTCCCGTTCTTTGGAGAAGGTATCCGAGATACAGTTCCAATTCTACTTCCAACTCAGGTGATAGTTGCATCAAAAACTGCACCTGGTAGGTTGTGGAAACAGTTGTATAAAGGGTATAAGTTTCCTCCACAAGAGCGTCTCGATAAGAGGTGGATTCTTGAACACCATGCTGAATACATTCATCGGCACTGGGTTCATGCTCATAAAGTGAATTATCCAGAACCTTGGTCTAGTGCAGTTAAAGAGGAATTGCTTTCCATGAAAAAATTAAGAGCTTATGATCATCGGTGCTTTATAATTGGTTCAACAGAATTTTTCTTTAACAAAGCAAGACTTAACCAGGCTTTCAATAGAAGTTTGAGTGGAATTTGGTACTCACAGTTACCAATCAAGGTTGGCATAGATTTCACCAGGGGTGGTTTCGTTCAGTTCATTAGGAACATGATTCCATCCCCCGAGTGGGATCTTTGTCTTTCTGGAGATCTCACTAAATGGGATGCTCGCATGGCACTTCCTCTCTTTTTTATAGCATTGTGTATACGATACCATTGCTGGGATAAGAAAGGAATGACGACGGATGAATGGTTTGACAGACAAGTGTATTATTATTGGCAGACAATACAAAGCTATATAATCACACCGTCTGGTCAAGTCGTGCTTAAACTTCTTGGTAACCCTTCTGGAGACGGAAATACAACGTATGACAATTGTCTTGGACATCTACCGATTGTTAATTACGTCTTCAAAAGAATAACCGGGAAACCGTTGTTCGCTCTTTGGAATGTTATGCTTAGAGGCGGTTTGTACGCGGATGACCACTTGTTCTCTTTACGTGGTTTTTCGCCTGCTTCCGTCTCTTTCAGTGTCCGTTCTGTTCTTTATAAGAATGCAGGAGGCTTGCTCAAAGAAGAAGATGACAAAGTTACTTCTACTCCTGCAGGCCAACCTTTCCTTGGTCTTGTCGCGACTTGGTCTGATGATTACTCGTGTTATGTTCCGATGTTTAACCGTGATAAAGCGTGTAATTCGTTTGAACAACCGGGTAAAGCTATGACTCACCAAGTGATCCTTGATCGCGCAATTGCAATTTCTGGTCTCGTCACTTTCGATTATGTTTGTTTCGATGCTATGTATCGCATTTGCGTGCGATTTTCTAAGGAAAATGTTCGCCATTTGCAACGTTCTCATGTTCCAGAACATCATGAGTGGGTGGCTTTCTGGTTAGGCCAGGAGTCATCTAGTTTGATTTCTAATTTCAGTTTTGAATCTTGCCTCGACACCTGGAAACAGGTAGAAATTGAGGGAGATGATGACGACCCCATACTTTGAGTGAGGTGGGGCCTCGCACTCCCGCCCACAGTGCTTTGAAAAAGTATGCAATATGGGACTCAACAAAATTGAACAATTAAGAAAATCAGGGGCAATCACTGCGGCGGAGGCGTCCAGGCGTATTGCTCAACACAACCTTGCAAAACAAACAAAACAACCAAAACCCAAACGAAACAAGACTCGCGCTGTTCGTTTGGCCCGTGTCAATAAGGGGGCACCATTACCACTTGCTCCAAAAGGTGGTGTTGGTCCAAAGACCTCTTTGATCAATAACACGGGAAATCGATCTCAACGAAGAGGAGATCCTTCCATGGATTATCTGTGTACGCTCATGAATCCGGAAAGATGTATCGCTCGTCTACCTGACTCTGAACCAAGGAGGACAGCAGTCATTAGAACAATTCGAAACATCCAAATCCCAATTTCTTTGGACGCAGCTAATAAAGGAAAGTTCTCTTTCGCTGTGCAACCAAAGTTTGGTTCACCATCAGCCCCTAGTCAATACCAAGTAGCTTCAGTGAATGGTTCGGCCATCACAGCTGCTGGTTTGACTTGGGACCAAGTTGATTGGTCGAACAAAGCTTATTGGATGCAATCGTTGGATCAAGGAGGGGATATCCGTGTGGATCCTGACACGGTGTTTCTCACTTCGAACTTCCCTTCCTTTCAGTCTACTACCTTCGGTACCGCCACCCCAGACCTCGGTAGAGGTGTGTTGGTTAGTGGTGTTGTGGGTAATCAGACGCAGGCCGCAGATAACACGGATCCTGCAATTTTGTTCTACTCCCCTGCATTTACTGGTCCTTATACAGGAATCAGTGGTGGGATTATCATTTTGCCCTTCGGAGATTGGCAGATCTCATTGATTGCCAAATTCCAGTGTAATGCTAACCCCCCTAATGGTTACGAAGCCATTAATTTTCAGTCGACTGGAACAAATCAAGCCGATTATATTGGGATTCAACAACAGCAGACACCAGTGTCTGCGCTCAATACGACGTTGTTGGCCGCCGCAACTGCTCAAGTCTCTTCTTCTCCTGGTAAGAATCGAGTGAGCTTTTGTCTCGACGACTCGCAATCTGCACTGGTGAATACAAATGCAGATCCCAATGTTTCGCAGGTGAGTGCCACTTACATCACCTTGACACCGGCGAACTTTACTTCCACACTCAACTATTCTGATGGTGGGTGTGTTGAAGAAGTTCGACCAGTGGCCCAATCCGTTTTCGTGACGTATATGGGTTCGACCTTAAATAACGGTGGTGAGGTTTCCATCGCGTATGTGCCTAATAAAGCCCTAACGAACAATTACTTCCAAACCAATGCAGCAAGTCAAATTGGACAGCTTCAGCAATACGATCGCGTAGCGCAGATGCCTGGTTCATATGACGGCCGCTTGGAAGATGGTTGTTATTGTGTTTGGGCCCCTTACACATCTGACGATTGGAATCTAATCGCCCCTTCCGAAATGAACGCATATCCCTATCCTGGGATCGTTTGTTCCGGAGTTTTCACTCCTGACAATGTGACCAACCCGTATGGTTATGCTATCAGAGTGAGAATCTGCACTGTTTATGAGTTTGTTACCATGACAACTTGTTTTGAAACAATTCCTGTCTTTGGTTCACAAGCAATGGTAGACATGGCTCTTGATGCTCTCAAGAGACATGATTTTGCCAGTGCAAACAAAGAACACGAATCTTTTATCAAAAAGGTTATCAATTGGTACAAAGCCAATTCAATGTGGGTTAATCCACTAATATCTGGAGCAGCAACCATGCTGGTTTGAAAGACTAGTATGTATGTTTTTGACTTTGATCTTTTTTCCATCCATAATTTTTCTTTTCTTCATTGAAAGAGTTTTTGTTGATGATCGTATCAATTTCTCTTTATTCAGGTTTCTTTAAAAAAAAAAA